TGAATGAGATTTATATTCCTGCTGGTTATTTACCAGTAGCGGAACTTACAATGCTACAAGATCCTCGTAATGCTCAACAACAAGGAGATTATAATTTACCTCCAGTAAAATAATATGTGTGTCCAAAATCTTACAACCTTCTCAGCAGTTTAACCTGCAACAAAAGATTGCTAGAAAATCAATAAACGAATTTGCTCCTAAACTAAAGGAAGCATTGCAGTATGATTTTAATAAGGCAGCACAGTTAGTTAAGGAACTAGGAGCAGAACAAGTAGTCAATTTTAACAAGACATTTTTCAACAATAACAAAGTTTCCAATATTTTACGAACTTTGTACGAAGGGACAGGTGGATACACAGCAATGAGGTATCAAAAGATATTTGACAAGTATAAGAAAGACGAAGCAATAAATCTAGATCCTTTAAATATCTTAGATGAGTGGGTAGCGTTTATGTTATCCTATTGGACAGCGATTAGCGGCCCTAAGATGTTTGGGATTCAGAATACAACGGATAATGAGATATTGAGGATTCTTAATTCTGTAATTCAATACGGAAGGGATAATAACCTTTCAAGAGATGAGGTAAATAGCTTGGCTATACAGACTTTAAGAGAAGGAAAAATAAATAACGCAAGGAGTTTATTAATTGCAAGAACTGAAACTCATCAAGCTTTAAGTACAGGTGCGATGGGAGCAACAAGTGGAATTAATATACCTTTGCTTAAACAATGGGTTCACGCTGAGTATGTAGCACTACCTAGAGCTTGGCATCAAGCCTTAGATAGACAGACGAATCCTGATGACGGTGGAGTAAGAATACCTGTGAATCAACCATTCCTAGTAAACACTCCGAAATACGGTGTAATTGAAATGCAATATGCACACGATGAGAACGGTGGAGCAGTAAATAACTGCAACTGCCGATGTTGTACGGTGTATGTAGCTTAAACAAATAAATATGAGTAATTTTTATAACAAAAAGTCGATTGAAGGTGCTCCCATAGATATGGAAGACAATAGTAGAGTTATTACAGTCTACTATTCTGCATTTGGTAATGTAGATAGCGATGGTGATATTATTACACCAGGTGCTTTTACTAAAACCTTAAAAGAGAATGGCCCACAAGCTAAAAATAGAGTGTGGCATTTAATGAACCATTCTACTGATAAGCCTATTGCAAAACCTTTTGAGATTAGCGAAGATGCATTTGGATTAAAGGCAAGTGTTAAACTACCTAATACAACCTTAGGCAACGACCTATACGAGTTGTATAAAGATGGTCATATCACAGAACATAGTATCGGATTTCAGACTATTAAGTCACAAGCGAAATCAGGATACAATGAAATCAATGAAATTAAATTGTATGAAGGAAGTTCCGTATTGTGGGGTGCAAACGCAAATACACCAACAGTTGGAGTTAAAAGTCAGATTAAGTCAACTCTAGTAGATGAGATGGGCAAAACCATTAAGTCTTTGAGAAATGGACACTTTACTGACGAAACATTCGAGCTGTTAGAACTTAAACTTAAACAATTACAACAATATCTATCTGAGATGGAAGATGAAGAATCAATCACACCTGAGCCAACCGCTGAAGAAGCATTGCCAACTGAGGAAGCTGATCCGATGATTTCTGTTGAGATAGAGGTAAACAAATATTTACAATCATTTAAAATTTTTAACTAATGGTAGAAGAAATTAAAAGTGCATTCGAAGGCATCAAATCCGAAGTAAACGGAGCAATCGAAAGTGCGAAGGCTGATAATGCTAGTGCATTAGAAAGCGTAAAGGCTGACTTAGAAGCTACTAAAGCTTCAATCTCAGTTGTTAAGGATGAAATTGAAAAAATGGAAGCAAAAAACAATCGTGTTAAAATGAATCAAACAGAAGTAAAAGGGTTTAATGCTACCCTTGCAGAAGCTATCGACCAAAATGGCGATAACTTAGCTAAATTAGCACGTGGAGAACAAAAGCGTTCAAGCTTTATCTTAGATACAAAAGCAGTTGGTAATATGACAGAAGCGGTTAACCTTACAGGTGACATCACTCGTCAATATGCTAATCAAGTTTATGCTTTACCTTCTCGTAAAGTGCATTTAAGAAGTTTGTTACCAATCGGTACAATCTCTCAAGGTTTATTTACTTTCCCTTATGAAAGTGGTGGAGAAGGTGCTCCAGCTGTTCAAACTCAAGGAAGTTCTAAAGCTCAGGTTGATTATGATATCACAATGAAAGATGCAGCAGCTCAGTATATCGCTGGTTATGTACGTATCTCTCGTCAAATGTTAGATGATATACCTGCTATGACTTCTTTCTTACAAGCTCGTTTATTAGAGCAGTATTTGATTGCTGAAGATGCTCAATTATTAAGTGGTAATGGTACAGCTCCAAACTTGACTGGTTTAACAATTAATGCAACTGCTGCAACTGGTGCTGCAACTGTAGACGTTGAACAATTAGTTCAAGCTATTGCTCAGTTAGAATCAACTAACTATTCTGCAACAGGTATTTTAGTTAACCCATTAGATTGGGCTGCTATTATGAATACTAAGAACTCTGGTTCTGCGTACTCTTTACCTGCTTCTACAGTAGTTACAACAGACGGTAGTGTATCTATCGCTGGTATCCCTCTTTACAAATCAACTGCAATCGCAGTAGATAAGTTCTTAGTAGGAGATTGGGGTATGGGTGCTCAAATTATGCAGAATCAAGGTATCTCTGTTCAGTTCTCTGAAATGGATGCTGACAACTTTACTAAGAATATGATTACTGTAAGAGTTGAAGCTCGTATTGCATTCCCTATCTATTACAATGGTGCGTTTGTATATGGTGATTTCGGTAACGTTGCTTAATCTTTAATTAGATTTACAATATAAGGGATAGCCTAGAAAGCTATCCCTTTTTGTTTACATTAAATTTTAAGTATTTTTGTAAAAATTAGCATAATGCAGATACTAAGAGATGTGGCGGTTTTATCCGAGATTATATCAGAGCCAATAACACTTACTGAAGCGAAGAACTATCTTAGGGTAGATTACTCAGAAGATGATACTTTAATAGAGGCCCTTATAACAAGTGCAAGAGTTAGACTAGAACAATACGCTGGAGTTGCTATGACCGAAAGAACTCTACAAGTTATAGCTTATGTAGACGATTTAATAGAACTACCTTATGTACCTATTTCTACGATATTAAGCGTAGAGTATTTTGATGGCCAAGATTGGGTAACCTTAGAAGATGGTAGTTATACTGTTATAGGTATTAACTATAAGAAAATATCTACTTTATATTATCCCTCAATGGAATATAGGTTTACCTATAATTGTGGCTATTGTGAGCCTCCTAGCTCTATGAGAACAGCAGTTTTTAAATTATTAGCAGACTTATATCAATATAGAGAATCTAGTGTTGAGTCATCTAAGCCTAATAGTAATGTAGTTACAGCTTATGAATTAATGAAACCATTCAAAAGAATTAACATATTTATCTAATGATTGAACAGCTTAGAAATAGGATTACTTTTAACACTAAAACAAGCGTTTCTGATAGTGCTGGTGGCTTTGTGAACACACTTGTACCTTATTACACTTGCTGGGCTGAAATGGTTTCTAATAGCAATTCTAAGACCAATATAACAGGTAGAGATAGCTTGAATGATGGCATCACCTTTAGAATCAGATATACAACAGGCAAAACATTTACTCAAGCTCTTGTAATTACTTGGAAGTCAAGGACTTATCTAATTAACTCTATTATAAACGAAAGTGACTTGAATCAATATTATTTAATCGGTTGTTCAACTCTTAAGTAATGGGCAGTTTTAATGTAACAATAGACGGAGGTAATGCTTTAGTTAAAAAGCTACAAAAAGCATCTGAAACAATTCAGATGGAAACTGTAAAGATTATAAATGAGTCTGTTAAAGAGATATCTATTAAAGCAAATCAAAGAGCGTCAAATTTACCAAAAATAAATCCTAATTCTAAATATAAAAGAACTAATAATCTAGCAAATTCTATTGGGTTTACTACTTATGCAGAAGGTGAAGGAGCAACAGTATTTGCTAAAGCTAGATATGCGGCTTATGTTGAATTTGGTACAGGAGATTTTGGATTTGGGATACCTGTTTACCCAAATATTAATATGAGTGATTTAGAGGGTTATGCTTTATCGTTTAAAAAGAATAAAAAGTTTATAGGGATGCCATATAGACCATATATGTTTAATTCGTATAGTGAGGTTTTAGGCAAGATGGTTAACAAGATTAAGAAAATAAGGATATAAATATATTTCGTTAAATTTGTAAAAAATGAAGGACTGCGGATATACATTAAGGAAGGCTTATATAGATAAGCTTACATCGGCTTCTTACTCATTGAGTGTTTATGATACCATAGCACCTGACACAGTAGAACCACCTTATTTGATTATCAGTAGTCAGACACAAGTAGAGAATAGTAATAAACAAAGCTTCGGTTTTGATGTTAGTATTCAATTTGACATAGTTTATAGGACTTTTAAAGCAGGTGAAGTAGGGCAGAAATCAGTAGATACATATACTAATGCATTTCTAGAAATTGTAGGGGTTAATCCTCCTAACTACCCAAATACGGCACCTGATTTTAAGATAGTAACTAGAAAGGTTGGCAGTAATATTGCTACCTTTGACTATGTGAATGAAGCTTATGTTTTCAGAAGGGTGATAACAATGGATCATTTCGTGAATCAATTAACAT